GAGTACGCCCCCCAAGAACAGGACATGACCTCATTGCGGATCGCCTGTTCCGCGTCATTCGGGCCAATCGTCATCACTTCGCGGTTGCGATACTTCAACGCAACCAGCTTCAAGACCGCCTGTTTGATCTTTTGGGGGATCAAATCCGCAGAGGTCCAGCCGCAAACGAACTCGACCTCAATGCAGTTCGGGACCGGGCGATAAACCGGCCAGAAATTCAGATACGCTGGCCGAATGCGTCCAGGTTCGCCGGTCAGGTCTGCTTGGTAGACCGAGGAATCAAGAGTTTGCTGAACGCCGCCAAGGTCCAGATATTTGACCGACGTGACCGACTGGATTGGCGGTTTGCGAAGCTCGATTTCATGCGGCAGACGGTCCAGATACAAGGTCCAGGTCTGCGTTAACAAAGCTCTGGTCAGCCAATTCTCAACGGTCTCTCTGGCGTCCTGGATCAACTGGCCGATCAGTTCATCGTCAAGCGAGTCCTCAATGATCGCGAATTGTTTGGCGAGAGGAACGCTGACCGGTTCAACCGTTGGAGCGGTCTTGAGCTTGAGTTGCGAGTGAATGTCTCGATGACGATGCGTCGTCCGATGACAATGGCCGATTCCAGGCCAGAAAGAATAACTGTCCGACATTAGGCAGGAAGATTCCTTTTGCGACGTTTCGGCTGTTCAAGAGACTGGATCACCTCACCCTCTACTGGTTCCTGGGGAGCTTCCTCCACAAAGCCGCGTCCTTTCATGTAATCGAAATACAACGCTGGCATTTCTGGGATGATGGCTCCGACCGAATAAAATCCGAATGCGAGTTTGACGACTGCCTTCATTATGCTCCTGAAAAAAAGAGGCCCAACGGAGGTCAACGAGACAACCGTTGGGCTGCTCCAACAATGTAACTAACTAGGCGTATGTTATCTCATTTCGCAATAATCAACGATAGAACCTTCTGCGGTCTGATATTGGTTCCACGCGATAAGCTCAGGCGGAACGTCGGAGTAATCATGCCAGATTTTCAGGTCTCCGAACCAGCTACGATGCCAGTTCGGACGGAAGTTCCAGTTGAGAGGCAACACGTAAGGATTATAAAAGTCGGTTCTCAGAGCTTCGCCAAAGCTCGCCTGATCGTTGATCGGCATGACGCGAAGCTCCTGTCCTGCCATGAACGGCAGGGAAGAATCCAAGGTCTTAGCCAGTGATGCCCAGCGATCGAACAGTCTCTTAACAATGTGTGAGAAGAATAGGACGCCAGTGTTGTACTCAATCAAATCGCCGTGATCTTTGAGGCTGGTGAAACGACGCAGGAACGGACATTCGCAGATACAACAGGCGAGGCCGAACCGGTTGGACATCTCGAAACCATAGTCCAGGCGTTCCAGGACGACCGTGTCAGCGTCCAGGAACAAGGTTTGGAGAAAAGGACTAACCTCGAACATCCTTGCCTTATCGAGCAACGTGGAACCTTCTGGCAGACGTTCGACGTGAATTCCAAGTTCAGGATGAACCGTCTTCACGCTGGCAATGGACCGCTCCAAGGCCGTCTCCGTTCGTCCGGTCGGGTCCGGCCAAGTCATGTACAGGACGCCGCGATCGCTTTTCACGCGACCTCCTGCCGCCATTGCTCAACGTGGATGTGTCGCGGTTGAAAGTCCGGTCCAAAATCGCTGACGAAGAGCTGCAGGTGGCCGATGGAGACCTTTGGATCAACGAACGCTGTAAAACCTGCCTCTTTCCATCGCCGCCAGAACCAAATATCAGCGTCCGTCCGATCGTTTCCTCTCCAGCCCCCTTTCGTGTCCGGTCGTTGATCGAACCAAGGCTTAGGGAGTTTCCGCAGAGCATCGCAACGGAGGAAGGTCAGGCCAAAATGAGCCGTATCGACAGGGATTGGGTGGTCGCCGATCGCAACCTCTGTCTCTCCACAAATCCCAAGGAGAGGCGTTTCGTCCATGCCGCGACGGCATTGGAGGGCGATCAAGGCGTCAATATCTGGACGCGAGAAAATGCGGCCGATCATCGCGTCAACATGGCGAATCGTGAACATTGAGTCATAGTCAAACGTGATGACCCAATCGCAGCCCGCGTCTACGCGATCCTCGATAAGAGTTTGGATGGCGTGTCCCCAGAACGCCTGCGATCTTGTAAAAATGGGGATTTGGAAAGGCATGAACGCGGAGGCAGCTAGGCCCCAGGCGTCGTTCCAACCGATTCGCGGCAACGTACAGACTGCCGCGATCTTGATTTGAGGAAGGTCATCATCCAAGTTTCCGCCTTGAAAGAAACAATCCGCCAAAAGGGGCCGTTTGATCGGCGAACCGGTCTCGTACCCCTATGGCGGAAAAATCGTGAATTAAGAGAGGTAGCATTGATCGGAAGCTCCGACCATTCCTGCAGCCGAGCTTGGAATTGCTTCCAATCGGCTCAACGTTCCAATTGAGGAGACAGTTGCCGCCTCATTGGTGACGCCGCTGGTTCCAGTCGTGACCGAAATTCGCAGGTAGCGTTTGCCAACTCGCGTGTCTGTGTGGAACACGACGTTTTGAGACGCCTTGATTCCAGTGAATGACTTGATCGTCGCGAAGTTTGTCGCGTTGGTGTCATCGCTAGAAAGCAACTTGACGGTTGTTCCGTCGCTGGACGCGATGGTTGCCGTAGCTCCCAACGCGACTGTTGCGTGAATGGTTGAGTAATCGGCCCCCAAACAATCGAGGTTCGCCGTCTGCGTTGCTCCGGCTGTCATTGCCTGTGGATTGAGCAACACCGAATGTTTCATAGCTTGTGCTTCGTTCATAGTTTTCCTTTATCTGTTGCTGTGATTCTCACAGGTTGAAATTAGGCCCCCATCAACGCGACGGTCGGGCCAGCGTTGCTGTTGTCGCCGACGTCATGCGTCACGATGTCGATCCGCTCATTAGCTTTCATCGCAATTTGTCCTTCGATGAACTTGATGGAGTCGTCTCGTTTGACCGTGATGCCGCGTCGTTCGCCAAGAGCCGTCGATTTGTCCAGGCGACCGAACAGGCAGACTGCCTTGGATGTGTTGTCCGCAGTCGGATCAAGCGGGAAGACCTGCGAGGTCACAATCTCGTATCCGAGATAGGCAGGAGCGTACTTGCCGCTCAACGTCTGAACCGTGTTTCCGCCTGCAGCCGCAGCTAATCGCTGGAACACGCTGTCATAGAACGGACGCGAACAGTAGAACTTCGCTCCATCGTGAAACACGTCCGGCAGATAACCCATGAACTTGGTGATGTCGGTCGAGTCGAACGTTGTGAAAACGTGATGACCGGTCGTTGCCGCAACAGCCCCTTTGAGGGACGTGTTGTTGTTGAACTTGGTCACAACGCCAGTAATTCCACCGTGAGCGGAGGTTCCATCGCCGATAAAACCGGCTGTGTCCTCTTCCTTGGCGAAACCGTAAGCGAACTCGTCAATCACGCGATCGCCGACGCTGACAATGCTGTCTTCGTCAAGCTCCTCACTGATGAACGTCAACGCCGTCAATTTCTTGACGACCAAGTTGACCATGTCATAGGTCGAGTCCGACGCGGTTGCCGCGACACCTTCGCCGGTCCAGTAAGTCGTGATCCCGCCAGTCCTGCGAGGCCATTCATAGGTCTCACGGGCCATCGGAACGACCTGACATTGACCGCGAAGAACTCCGTATTTCTCGCGGAGGAGAATCAGGTTCGTGGTCCATTCAGGAGGAACGAACACGCCGCCAAGGCTGTCCGTCCCTTCAACCATGACGTTGTAAATGTCGATGCCATTGCGTTCGCAGAACGCCTTAGCTCTTGGAAAGCCAACGACCGCTCCGGCCCACATTCCGCAACGATAGGCGTCCTTTTCATCCTTGAAGGCTTTGAGACTGCCGTATTTCCAGCGATAGCCTTTGACTCGAACGTCGATCTTGCCTTCCGATGGTTCCGCGTTCGGGACCTGGGGCTTTGAAATCCGAGTCGAGGCCGCGTTAAACTCGGAGTCCACGCGATCGCGGAGTTCCTTTTGAGCTTTTGCCTTGGCGTCGGCTTTCTTGATTTCCTCCTTCAGAGCTTCCGCGTCCGCGAGGATCTTGTTGATCTGGGCTTCCTCTTCGTCCGTGAGGTCCAGACCAGCTTCGTCGGCTTTGTTCGTGATGTCCTTGGCGGACTGGACCTTGTTATCGAGGTCCGAATTGAGTTGAGTTAGGTCTTTCATGCTGTCTCCGTGTTGACCGGAGACACGCATTCGAAAAAGAAATCGGCGAAGCCCCCGGATTGATTTCCAGGTACTTCGCCGACATGGACGAAGGTCATCCTTTTCAGGATGGGTCAACCGCTACAAGGCGGGACCAATATCAGAATGTCCAGATAGTGTTATACATGACACGCCTGTTATCACAAATAGATGATTAGGGGGCGAACAATGGAAACTGATACCGACTGGACTCCGCAAACAGTGAGGGCGATGATTGATCGCGAGAACGAACTTGTTAACCATCGGATTACGTGGTTGACTACAGGACAAGGGTTGTTATTTGCCGCTCTCGGCTTTCTTTGGGATAAGCCGGACGCGAGGCGGCTGATTATAGTCCTCTGTGTGTTCGGTATTGCTTACGCAATAGTCGCATGTTTTGCGTTAGTTTCCGCGAGTCTGGCGATGGCTCGAATCTGTTACGGGTGGCAACAACATGGGCCAATCGATTATGAAGGCCCCGGAGTGATTGGTCTCGGGCTGACAGTGAAATCTTCAAAACGTAAGGTCTACTTTCTCACTTGTATTGTGTTCTGGAATTGGCTGCCGATCTTATTCATTTTCGCCTGGATCGCAATGTTCGTATTTTTGGAGAATCCAAGCGTATCAGTCCCGGCGAAAGCCACGACGACGGTAAGTGATCGCTAGACCGAAATATCCCGAATCGCCTGCTTCATCCGATCCAGCCTTGGACGTTCCTTCATGCCAACCAGCCGCTCTGGAATGTTCTTATACTTGAACCGTCCTGGATCAACGGACGCCGCCGCTTTCTTCGCGGCCGTGACCGCCGTCGCAAAGCCAAGATCAACCGCTTTCTCTGCGGTCATCCAAGTTTCCTCCTGCATCAGGTCGCTAACTTCCTCCTTGGAGAGGCCGGTTCTGGCCGCGTAAATGTCCGAAATCTGATCGGAGAGTTGATCCAGCAAATCTGCTGTCTTGCGGAGTTCTTCCGAGAATCCAATCTCCATTCCCCAGGCCCGATGGATCATCAGGTCCGCTCCTGCCGCGATGAAAATGTCGTCACCGGCCATCGCAATGACGCTGGCAGCAGAGGCCGCGAGTCCATCGACGTGGACAACGATCCTTTTGCCGGACGTGTTCAGGAGGTTGTAAATCGCCTGACCGTCGAACACGTCTCCTCCAGGTGAGTTGATCCGAACGTTGATGATCTTCGCGTCCTTGGCCGTTTTTATGGCATCCGCGACCGATTGAGGCGTCACCCCTTCTCCCCAAAAGTCCGCTCCGATCGCTTCATAAATGTAGAGGTCTGCGGTCTCCGCCGCCTTGTTAAGAACTAATCGGACTGGTTTCATGCTCCTCCGTAAATGTGATCCCCATTGCCCGGACTATTCCTTGGCAAACTTCCTTCGCTTCTTGATCCGCCCTGCCGTTGGTCCAGGTTTTGACTGCCGCCGCGTCCTTCATTTCCGCCTTGGACCTCGCAACGATCCTGTGTCCGATCGCCTCAATCTCATCCAGGACGGACGGTTCGAGGTCGATCACGCCTGTTAGCGACGTGGACAACGCGACGATCGTTGGTTGAACAGCTTTGCTGACGAACTTCGGCTGTGTCGCATAGAACTCGGCCGCGAACTCTGCGAAGTTCGATCGCTTGGAAGCTCGCGTGACCTTGTCCTGTGAGGTCTTATGGACCTTTCGCAGAACGTCCGCGATCAAAGGCTCATAGGCCGCGAGAATCGCGTGAATGCGGTTGTTCTGCTGCTCTGATGCCTTTTCCGGTTCGTTTGGCTGCTGTTCCGGTTGTTTCTCATCGGTTTTTGCTGGCGGCTGCTCAGTTTGTGTCGAATTCGTGTCCTTTTGTGGTCCGTTGGCGAGGATTTGGACCGGAACAAGAGCCGAGTTCGCAAAGTAGGTGTCGCCGCCGTCATAAGGATTGAGGTTTTCCGCCTCTCGAATGTCGTTGTCATTCAAGGCCCCGATGTTGAACAGCGTGTTGTAAAACGCTGCTCTACCGGCGTGATCGGTCCGCAAGGCATCGTTGAAGTTGAATTCAGCGAAGATCTCGCGTTTCATCCTTGCCGGAATGAGCTTCCTGGAGACTTCCTGTTCCCAGATTTCCGCGTAATCACGCAAGCAGTCTTGGACGTACTCAAGAG